TTACCAAATATTTCCTCGGAGATACTTTTCATCATCACAGAACAAGACCAAAAGATCGAAGCTCTAAGCAATCAACTATTACAACTATCAAAGAACACTCTAAACACAAAACTTTACACCCCCCCCCTACAAACCAATTTTATTAAAATCCTATTTCAAACCTTTATAAAAATTTTCCGATAAAATTCCTTCTAAGCCGGTAACACTCCAAGGCAGCTTGAAGACTTGATAATTTACAGGCCAGCGTTACCGGCACCTAACAAAGGAATATCAATGAGCAACGTAATCGATATTAATAAAATCCAAAGAAAAAAGGTCGACGAGGAGCTACTATCAATAAAAATAGTAGTCGAAGACCCTCACACAAAAATCGAACACACTACCGACCTATTAAAAATCATTAAAGTAGTCAAAAATCCAGAAACCATCAAAGATTTAGACCCTGATATGATGGTGGCGATAATCAGACAATGGATGCAAAATAGAAAATGAGTATTAACAAACCACCACATATAAAAGAGTTCAGATGTTTCCTTAAAGGCGGATTCGAGTATTCAATCGGCTATATCACAGAAAACAACAAACCTATCTATTACAAAACACATTATGGTGAAATGCTAGACTATTCCTTACCAGAAGAAGGCGATATAATTCGCATCCACAAAGACTTCATCCTTAAAAACAACAAATGGGAATTAGTAAACGATGAGCCAGTATCCAAAAAACAATATTCAGTATCACCCCACCTTCGGCAGTAGATGCAGCCTTCAAGAACAAATATTTACCAAAACTTATAAACTCCACCAAAGAAAAGTAAGAATTACCCTCTGCGGTCACAGAGATTACGAAAATAAAAAGGAAATGATCACATGCTCACGCTCCAACTGTCCAACGATGAAGAAAACGACAAAATTGTAACCTGCCCCGGCTCAATCTACCGAGGCAACGTTTACAACGGCATAACTAATCGCGGATTCAGCATAATGAAGCGATTGAACAAGCAAAAACGACTCTCCTGCCCTGGTTGTGAAGGTTGTGGTTGGCAAGACACTATCCTATTAGAAGTGGATGACAAAAACTTCCCATTACTAGGACTTGAGAATATAAACCACGGACAGCTCTACAAAATAGAATTAATCCAAAAAATTCCAGCAGACGGACGTGAAATTGATCCAGAAGACTATTTTCTAAGGTTGAAGGAATACAAAAAGGAAAATAATGTATAACTTCACATTACCAGTACCACCAAGCATAAACGGATACTACGGTCATATTGCAAAAGGCAATAGAGTAATAAAATATATAAAAAAAGAAGGAAAAGAGTATCGAAAGTTTGTAATTCATTGGTGTATTAGAAATAAAATGCAGCTACGAGCAAATCTACCATTACAAATGGACATAAAATATTATTTTAAAGACAAGAGGAAGAGGGATTTAGACAATCCTCTAAAATCATTATTAGACGCTCTCACACATGCAGAAGTCTATGAAGATGACGACCTAATCCAGAAAATGACCATAGAAAAATTCTACGACAAAGAAAATCCAAGAGTAGAAATTACAATCTCACAATATGAACCAAAGGAAGAATAATGCTGACACAAATTTTTCTCTCATCAGCAGTATTGATGGTATCTTCGATTCTCTATATATTTTGTATCGACAGAGACAACATGACCCGTAACGAAAAAACAGCAGTAAACATAATCCTAATAACATCACTATCTCTATTAGCAATCTCAATATTTTCCCGGTTCTTTATCTGGATGTGGAGATGAAAATGTCTGATTACCACATTCACATTAAAATAAATCACGAAACAACACAATTTGACTTCGATCTGATGGTTGATAACGAACAAGGGCGGAAAAAGATCGTTAATTTTCTAAAACACTGCAAGAAAAAAAGGTCATGTATGATTTTCTCACACTTTAATCAATATGCTCATGAAAGCATTGCATTTATGCCGTATAATTTCCTCCGTCAATGCCTAATCGAAGTTTCACAATCACGACCAATAAGGAACTACAAATGTTAAAAAGGAAGGAAGATACCGTCTTCATCAATAAAGATGATGGTACACCAACAATATTAATGGGCGACTACTCTATTTTAATAGGGTCAGTCACAGAACCTAAGCGTAATGCACATGGCGTTACAATGGTTCACGCTGATAATGATCAAGAACCATTCTTACACATATTATCCACCCAGCCCGAAACCCTAAAAATCATCATTGATAGAATGAATGATTCTCTAACTCAGTTTTTTCCAGAAATACCTCATGCAAAAGCACAAATCTCAATTGGTGATTTATCAAATTATCTTCAAGAAAACACCGATTATAGAGATCAAATGATCTTGTTAATGGCCAACTGTTGCAAAAAATTTGGTTGTGATAATCTACTATCATCCAATATTGCCCAGCTTATTGTGTCGATGGTATTTGGTGTCAAGCCTGAACCAGTAGATGACAAAGTAGATAAAAACCAACACTAAAGGAATAATAATGCAAAACAAATTACAAGAAATGTTCGAGTTACAAGATACAATGAATTCAACAGTCAATCCTGAATGGAAAAATTTAGGTTGGAACTTCCTTCGCGCATTAAGAATGGAATGCAGTGAATTGATTGATATGGTGGGCTGGAAATGGTGGAAGAAACAAGGCGATCTCGACATCCCACAAATACAACTAGAATTAGTTGATATTTGGCATTTCGGAATGTCACATTTAATCATTCACGCCAATAGCGGGGATACGCCTTGTGAAATGTCAGAACTGGCAAGATACTATTCAAAAATGATGGCGCCAAACAAAATCCCATACCCATCCTCTATTGATGCCATAGAAGTGATGATCAAGGATTCATTCCGAGATCGTTTCAATCCACAAACATTCATGACAATTTGTGAGGAGTTTCATCTGGATTTCGACAAACTCTATGAAATGTACATCGCCAAGAACGCACTCAACATCTTCCGTCAACAGAACGGTTACAAAGAAGGTATATATTCACGCGAGTGGCCTAAATCAAATCCAACAACTGATGACAACAAGATCTTAGAAACAATCATGGAAGTCGCCAAACAATCAGACGTAGACCAAAAAGGCGGAATGTTCTCATATCTAATGTGGCAGATGGATTTATCCTACAACTATCAAGATCTTGAAGATCTAGATCAGTTGGAAAAAGATGAGGACTCAACCAGTGCCTAACATAACCACCATTTCCAAAATTCTAAACAGCGTTTGTAGCACAACAAGGGGTGAAAACGAAATAGTCGTTTCTGATGATTTTTGGAGATTCTTCAACAAAAATCCTAATACACTTTCAAAACTAATGATGTACCTTGGTGAACAAAGTCAGGATTGGATAAAACGCTATTTAAAGACTGGCTATGATTGGTCTGTCTTTGAAATAGATATTGAAGCCTGCTTCAAAGGCGATATGTGGTTTGAAGAAAACCCTGTCTGCGAATCAGAAGAGGTTATTGCAGAATTGCCACATGGACTATCAACCGCACCTGAAATCCTACAAATCGCGTTTGATACCATTTCTCAACGTGGTAAAGAACGCGATAAAGAAGATGGTGAGCGTTCAATGTTGGCTACAGTAAATGCTTTTAACGCATTGACTGGTCATAACTTGACCGAAACCGATGGCTGGAAATTTATGACAGTGCTAAAACTTGCTCGTTCTGGCGCCGGTGGTTATAAACTAGATGACTATATTGATATGTCAGCCTACGCTGCTTTAGCCGGTGAGTGTGAAAACAACAAACATTGTAAACGATAATATTTACTGTTATATTCTAGAAATAATAATTTTCATTTGGAAATTACAAAAAGCCTAGCACTTAGCTAGGCATTTTTGTTTTTCTTGGGAAGAAATGAGAACACTAAAGCTAACAAATTCACAATCAAAATTTATAACCGATAAAGAATCAAAAGCCATAGCTTTTGTAACAGGTTATGGCGGCGGGAAGTCGTTCATCTTATTTTTAAAGATGGTACAACTGAAGCTTAAATATCCAAAATATGATCTATGCTATCTATTTCCAATTTTTTCAATGTTCAGAGATATTCTATATCCAAACTTTGAGGAAATTCTGGATGAGCTTAATATCGGCTATCGAATAAATAAATCTACAAACGAAATATTTTTTGACGTTGGCGGTAGAATCATCCTTAAAAGCATGGATGATCCAGATCATATCGTTGGATTTAACGTCCTGGCGGTATTTTTGGATGAATTAGATACACTTGCTACCGATAAAGCCACTGAAGTTTGGATGAAAGCCATTGCTAGAGCGAGAAAATGGGTTCATAAAGTGGATGATAATGGGTTTCTTCTTTACGAAACAGTAATAGAAGGAAAGATAGTTCAGTTTAACGAAAAAGTTTTGCCAGAAAACCCCAACATAATCATGCAATATGACTGGGATGAGCTGATAAAAGAATTTCCAGACCTACCACCAGAGCAATTTGATGGTAAAATTCTTGAAGTTTCAGAGCTGAACCAACTATTTGTAGGTACAACCCCAGAGGGCTATCGCTTTGTATACAAGATGTTTGAGAAGGAAAAGCCAGATAACTATCGGTTAATTCAAGCATCCGGTAGAGAAAATGTATTTCTACCAAAAGATTACTACGATGATATGCAGAAGGTTTACCCCGCCGAATATGTAAACGCCTATATCGAAGGCCAGTTTGTCAACATGGCACTTGGCACCGTTTATAAAAACTTCCATCGTAAAGACGACAAATTCGATTCAAGTAGAAAAAGCTGCGACTCAAAAGAAACCTACAGACGTGGTGAAACACTCCATATCGGGATAGATTTTAACGTACATAATATGAATGCCATTGTGTATGTTGACCGGGAACCACTACAAGCGACTGAAGAAAACAAAGGCTATCCGTATGTTGGACAACCAACTCTTCATGCCATCCATCATTTTGATGGTCTGAAAGATACGCCGGAATTGATTCAAGCAATCAGAAAAAGATACCCAATTAGTCCAATATTCACATATCCTGATGCAAGTGGAAAAAATGCTTCGTCAAAGGGTGCGACTGTATCTGATATTTCGATGCTTAGAGATGCGCTTATGCGACCTAAATACCCAAGTAAGAACCCACGCATAATGGATCGTGTTTTATCAACCAATTCAGCGTTTAAGGCTGGTCTTCTATGGGTAAATGTGAAAAAATGTCCCAAGCTTGCGGATTCACTTGAGCAACAGGTATTCAGCGAAGCAACAGAGCTTCCAGAAAAATTAAAAGGTTCGTCGATAGATGATATCAACGATTCAGCAACCTATATAATTCACTTCAGATACCCAATTAGCAGAAAAGCGATGAAGTCCAAAAAACTCAAAGGCGGCAGAAGAAATGGCTAGTAGATTATCCCTATTGACAGCTTTACAGTCATTGCATATTCCGTATACATACAATGTTCTCAAGCAACAAGACTATATTCGCCAAAATTACATACTATATGAAGGTCGTGATTCAGTAGTAGAAAACAGAAACCTACTGTTTACTAGACTTGAAGATCAAACCGATGATGACTTTCTCAATTATGTGAATCTTGCCGTAATCGAATTGGTCTACAAAGCCATCGTCAATGCTTATGTTGGTACAATTTTTTCAAAGCCACCTGAAACCGATCTTGAATTAGATGAATATACCAATGTTGATTTTGTCGGAAACGACTTATCCCAATATTCATCTTTGGTTGTTGCTGAAATCCTGAAAAATGGTTTCGCTGCATCTATGATCGACTGGAACGATGAACAGAAAAAGCCTTATATGCGATATATCAGGGCTGATGATATTGTTGGCATCTCTACCAAAGAGAACAAAGGCATCATCACTTTAGAAAGATTCATCTTCAAGGTATGTGTTGAAGAAATCAGCCAAGAGGATGAATTTGAATATGAATATATTACTCGATATACCGTTCTTGATTTATTGGATGGTAAATACAGAGTCAGACAATATGAAGAGACAGATTCAGTTTCCTTTGATCAGGTTCCAGATTCAGAGACGTTCCCAAAACAGAATGGCAAATTCCTAGATTACATCCCGGTCGTCATTCATGGTTCCGAGGCAAACAATTTTGATATTAAGAAGTCGATCCTTCAAGACATATCAGATTTGAACATAACCCTGTTGAGTAAACGCTTAGATCAAGCGCACATGATGTTCTACACATCATTACCAACGCCTTGGACTACCGGTGTATCACCTGATGATCAAGATCGTGATCAGGATACAATCGGGCCGACTCGTATCTGGAGAATTAGTGAGCCAGATGCAGCAGTTGGTATCTTGGAGTTTTCTGGAGCGTCTTATGATGCTCACGAAAAATTCATCCAAGAAGTAAAAGATATTATGGCAACAATTGGCGCACAACTCCTGAAAAAGGAAGGCGTGTCGCGTGAAACTGCTACTTCAGTACTATTGAGAACAGGTCTTCAGACCTCAGTAATATCAAATACTGTCGAAAACATATCCAACCAGATGGAAAGCGTTGTCGCCATGTATGAAGCATGGAATGGCAACGAAGATTTTACAGGGCAATATCGGTTGAATACTGATCTTATCAGAGTTGATATTGATCCAAACGCAGTTATCGCTTTGGTCAAGTCTTGGTTAGACGGTGCTATTTCTCACGAAACAGTATTTGATAAACTAAAAGAAGGCGAGTTAATCCCACCTGATAGAACATTCTCTCAGGAACTAGAAAAAATACAAGAAAACCAACCTCCATTTTTTAGCAAAGATAAAGATGCTGAGATTGGCGCAGAAGCAGCCAAAACTGCTACTGATGAAGAAGCAAAACTGAATTCGGGTGGAACACCACTCGACAACACCATACTGGATAATCCAGTAGCAAGCTCAGACGTAAAATAAAAGGAAATGTAAATGTTAGAACTACTGAAGAAAATGCTTAAGGCACAATTTGGCGACGACCAAGCAGGATTCAACACAGCATGGGCAGAAGCACAGGCCACTTATAAAGCCGAAATGGAAGCCAACGATGCCGGTCTTAAAAGTAAGACTCAAGAGTTGATGGATAAACTCGCCAAAGCAAAGAAAAACCAAATACCTGAAGGTGTTACTGCAGAAGACTACCAAGCATATCTTGATGGTAAAGATGCTCTTGAAGCAGAGAAAAAACAAGCTGCTGATGCAAAACTTGCTTCTGAAGGTCGTTGGGATGAGTTGAAAAACGAAATGACCACAGCACACAGTACGGCAATGAACACTTTGAAAACTGAAAGTGAGAAAACGATTGCTTCTTTAAAGGCTGCTCTCGATACAGAGACAATCACAAACCAAGCACACGCTGCTATCAAAAAAGTTCAAGGAAGCGAATTTTTACTAATGCCACATATTCTACCCAGTGTTAGAAATGTTGCTGGTGAAGACGGTGTTTATTCTTTACAAGTAGTTGATAGTGCGGGTCAGCAACGTTTTGATGCTGAAACAGGAAAGGCTGTTACTATATCTGGTTTAGTTAATGA